GCTTGTGAAGTATGTGTTGAACGCATTGCGAAGATCAAGCCAGTTGGGCCTGTCATTGGCTGAACGCCAGCAATATCGTATGCGATCAAGTTTGGCATTGCACGACGTACTAAGCTGATCAATACTGGATCATAACCAGCTGTTGGTCCGCCAGCAGTAGAAGCTGAGCCGAAGCCGCCTGTTCCTGCATCGTTTGCGTGTGTTTCGTTTAGAAGAGAACTCATAGAAGCAGACGTATCGCCAGACTCCATAAGTGCTTTTTCTGTATTTTCAAGAATTGTAGCAGTTACGCTTTTCTTGTGTTGTGAATCGATTGGCGCGAAAGAAGAGTGCTCAAGAATTGGGCCCCATTTTTCCACGAGCATCTGATAGTTTGACTGAGTCATGTGATTCTATCTCCTTGTGAGTTTATTCTAGATGTATTTATAAAAGTTAAGTATTTCATCTGGTTGCGATTATGATTGCTTCGTGTTAAAAGCCGATAAAAGAGCATTAATAGAAGAGTGCTCAGAAAGCGGTATCTTTGCTTCTGTATCTTCAGTAATGATTTCTTCTTCCTCAGTTACTTCTTCCACTACAGGAGTAGCTTTCTTAAAGAAAGACTCTTTTAGTGTTGCAAGATCTGATTTATATGTGTCGACATCAGCAAAGTTTAATTTTTCTGAAAGTACTTTAAATCTTTCTTGTTCTACAAGTGAAAGACCTTCTGACATTTCAACAAAAACTTCATGAGCATCAGCTGCAGCTAATATAGATTTTAATTCTGCATTTTCTGTAATCGCTTTGTTAGCGAATTCTTTTGCTTCTGCTGCTTCTTCTTCAAGCGCTGTTACGATATCTAGAGTTTCCTCATTAACGTCGATGTTGTGCTCTTCGAACAAACCTTTAAGCCCTGACATTAAGGACTCAGCTACTTCAACCTTGATACCGGCTTCAATAGCTACTGTGTTCTCTGTCATCCACTCTTCTACAACGTAGTCGAGATACGAGTCAAGATTTTCAACAATATTATTTACTGACTCTTCTGCAGCTACGTGCATTTCTTCAGCAATTCTTTCTACTTCTTCTGCGATAGTTTTATTCGCTTTAGCAGTAGCGGCTTCGTTAACTGCAGCTTCGAATACCAAAGTTACTTTTGCAGTAAATTCTTCAGACAAATCCATGCCTTCGAACATAGTCGCAATTGACTCTTCGATATCGATAACTTCTTCAACAATCTCTTCTGACTCTGTGTCAACAGCGTCTTCTTTCATGCCTGGTGTTTGTGTGCTGATTTTATCAGCAGTTGGGTCAACTGCTTTTTTAACGTCAGCCTTCTTTTTCTTAATTGTTCCGCCAGCCGGTGTCGCAGGTTCTTCTACTGAAGAAATTCCGTCATCAGCTACGAACTTTTCGTCTAGTTCATTTGACATATGTTCTACTCCTTTATTGGATCTCTTTTATTATATGAGTATTATTTATAATAACTTTAGTTTACAGGTGTTTTATTTTTTTAGTCCATTAACGAACCGTTGAAACAATTCAGAAGCCACGCTCTCATCAATTTTATGAACAACTCTTCTGATTTGTCTTTCTACAACATCCTGAATTTCTTCGATAACTTGTTCAACTGGCTCTTGCGCTACCCAATTTCCTGAAGCTATATCGTAGTAATACTCAGCATTTTCCATGATACCATTTACGAAACAATTAGGTCCAGAAGGATCTGTTACGATATCAACTGTTGCAAGATGGAAATCTTTTTGGACTTCCATAATTCCTTGTGCCGTTGGTTTAACAGAACCAAGGCCTCTTGTAGATACACCGATCTTTACATCTTCATCCATGAAAGTTTTAACAATCTCACCCATCGGTGTACTAAGAATTTTAGCTTTACCAGTGAAGTTTGATCCTTCTCTTTTCATTTCAGTAATCAAATGCGAAACACGATCGCCATTGATAGTAGGACCATCTGGATGTCCTAGTTCACCAAGGGCTCTTTTAGTTTCGATAAAATCTTTCTGATAACGGCCCATTTCTTTTTCTAGGATTTCAGCAGGGTATATACGACCATTACGGTTTTTAAGATCGCCTTGCATGAAAATACCTTCGATGAAATGGGTTTTCTTACCAGTTTCTTCGTTAATCTCTGTGGATACCGCTGTATCTTCTGTTACTTCAGTAATTAAAATCATGATAGGTTTCCTTTGATCTTTCTAAATTCTTGCGTCATAGTATGTTTTACTTAATTCACCGCGTTCAGCTGTTTCACCCTTTTTACGCACTTTTACGTAAATCTGTTGTGTGTTTCCACCAGGTGGTGTAAAACTTCTTATGCCTGAGGCTGTTGTTCCATTAGCATCTGTGTACGTATCAGCGGCAGTTGCAGCATTATCATATTGCCATATTGCCGGAGTACCTGATCCTGGAACATCAACCCAAGCCATTTTACTCAGAGTCTCCTCTAAGTTTAGAAGCGAACATATCTAAAAGACTTTCTTTCACTTTTGTTTTTCCGCCAAGCGCTGCTTTAACCATAGCGTTTACTTGCGCTTTGTCTTCAGCTCTAATAATATCTTGACCGTGGTCATCTGTTCTTTTATTTTTGGTTGTTCTCATAACAGTACGAGTTTTACCATCTGGACCAGTTACGGTTACTGGTTTCTTAACAGCGGACATAGTTGTCTCATTGACTTCTTCTTTAACATTTTCTCTATCGCCATGATGAGGCAAATGGTGTGAATGCGGATAAGTAGCAGTTTTGTTAATTGTATGATTTTCATTGCCATGATGGTAATCATGCATATGCTTTTTTAAAGCAGCTTTATCACCTGTAGCATTAGCCTTCATAGCTTTATGTAAGTGTCCTACTTGAGCTTTGTGATGAGGCACAGTTACACGAGATGTCTGGTAACGATCGTATCCTTTATCAGTTTCAACATCATGGAAGTCGTGCGCGTGTTGTAAATGCGCTTGAGTTGCTACTTTATCTGGATCATACTCTTTTCTCTTTGGCTTATAAGCATGCTTCTTAGAACTATAATAAGATTCTCTTTCTTCACCTAATAGAGATTCTTTTGTAAGCTTATCTACAGCTTTATCAATGCCCTTTTGACGATTTTTAGCTTTATCCATACTACGCTGAGACTTAGCATAGTTTTTATACATATCTGCATCTTTATCAGACATATCGCCAGCATCTGCATGGCGCTTAGCTTGTGCTGTTTGTTTTACTGCATCAGGTCCAGCTTTCTTGATATAGCTTCCTAGCTTCGCAGGAGACAATTCGTCAAGCTGTTCTGATGATTCATTACGGGCGAATTGTGGGCTAACATTATTAAAGCCATCTCTTTTCATCACCTTTTTGCGAGTAAGAGATGCTTTGCCTTGCATGCGTTTTTTTATAGTGTCATAGTTTGAATCATTGTCAACAGCCCAACCTCTAGATGCTCGACCTTTCATTGTGTCTACTGCTTTAGCAATACTAGCGTCAGCTTTCTTAGCATAAGATTTCATAGTTTTTGGAGATAACTCATCAAGTTGAGTTTCCTCATCGTATTTTGATGATTTCATACGACTTCCCATATCGGTAACGTTACCCTTTTTAAGATGGCGTATTACTTTTTTACCGTTCCTATCTACTAAAGTTACGATGTGACCACCTTTTGGGTGCGGCTCACTAGAAACCATTTTTAAATCTTCATTAATTTCTAATTCTAATTCTTCTCTAGTTAACTTATCAGCTGCTGTAGCAATACCCATTGATCTGTTACCAGCTTTCTTTTTATGCTTATGCATTAGATCAGCTTGTTTATACATATCCTTGCCTTTACCAGCTTTCATAGCCATATCTTTATGATGTTGGCCAAGATTAGACTGAGTTTCTTTATCGCTGTGAGCTTTTTTAATATAGCTAGCTAAAGTTGATTTGTTTAATTCATTTACATTCTCTTTTGGTATCCAACAATTTTCATTTTTATCGTTGCAATCATTAGTGCAACCATTGCCCGGTGTTGGTTTACCAAATTCGTCACCGCAATCTTTACAAACCATAGTTGATCCGTTTGACTCTTTAAATTGTTTGTCGTAATTTACATCACCATCTTGGTCAGCTTTACGTTTTGCTTTTGCTTTAGGTAAATCATCAGCGCCAATGGCACCGGTAAATACAGCGTCGGGCGCGACTGGATGAGACTTAGTTTCATAAGAATGCATATCCTTAAACTTTTTTTCTTCAGGTCCGCGAGGTTGTGCAACCTCTGACACTATAGTTCTAAATGATTTCATCATTTTTCTCCCGGTTAATCTTTTGTATATTTATACAATATTATAGTTTGTTATGATTTATTCTTCTTCAGGAGCTTCATCTGGAGGATTTTCCTTAAGTTCAGCTTCTATTTGTTCTTTCATACTGTCCATTTCTTCTTCTGACATGCGGAGAACATTTTTAAGCACCCACTCTCTTGAGTAGTATGTGCCTACATGTTCTTCAACTTCTCGCAGTGTTGTAAGTCTTTCTCTAGTTATCTCAGCTTCTTTTAGCTCAGTAAAATAGTTAT